GGCGGCTACGGCGGAAACAATAGGGTAGCATCTGCACGAACCTTGCTCAACGCTTACAGCCTTTTAGGGCTGGATGGATTTGCACAGATGATCCGGCTGATTAAAACCACGTGGGGCGGAGAAGCAAAATCCCTCAACAGCTACATTTTGTCAGGTATGAGCCTGTTTGTTAAAACATATGGCCAGGAGATACAAGAGGAAACGTTTGTCAAAAAGTTGTCCAGAGTTTCCCCCTCCGAAATCATCACCGAGGGAAAGTCTGACATCAGCACACGCGAAATGGCGCTGAAATATGCCCGTGTGATCCGCAACAAATACAATTACAAGGCCCGCGAAAATGCTCTCTCATACAAATTCAACGGCTAAAAGGAGGTCTAATTTTGCAAAACTACAATATTCCTATCCGGCTGGTTACGCTGGGCAAAAAGCAGGTTGACGTTATTCGCGAACTGCATCGCCGCCACATCAAAGTAACCCCTCAGCAGTTTAGTATGTATGTCAACGGTGTGGACAACCCGCCAAAATCCGAGCTTGTGCTGGCGGAGGCGGACAGAATTCTCACAGATTGGGAGGGCAAAAGTAGTGCCTAAACTCCGCCGCCCCGCAGAAGAAGCACAGAACCGGGCGATTATAGCTAAGATCAAATACGGCATGGAAATGACCGGCACAACAGTGGAAGGCTTGGCACTCTCAATGCGGACAAGCCCCGCGACGGTATATGCCAGGCTCAAATGTCCCGGCACATTTCGATTGCAGGAACTCAGGGCGGTTGCCAACAAGTTGCGCGTCCCGATCGAATCGCTTTTAACTGACGAAAGGCCAGCCCCATGACCGCCCCCTGCACCCGCTGCAGGCGGGCCTGGATCGTCAGCATCAGGACAAGCCCCTCCGGTTATGTCCGCCCGGGCTGCGAGTACCGGGAGAGGATGGTAGCGGTGGGAGTTTTGAAAGAAGGTGAATCGGAATCTTACTGCGAGAAGTCCACACGACCGAAATTGATCGGTGGATAAAGGAACGCCATTATCTGCATTCTACGCCAGCGGGCGCTGTGCTCCGGCTCGAATTTCTGGACGACAAGCAACAGCGAATTGGCGCAATGATGTGGTGCAGGCCAACGAGTCCAAAGATTGACCAGAAACACATCTTGGAACTTTCGCGAATGTACTTTATTGACGATACCGAACGGTTTGCAGAAAGCCGCGCACTCGGTATGGCACGAAAGTACATACGCAAGCATTACCCGCAGATTACCGGTGTGATCGCTTACTCTTCAACTGCCGAGAAGCACAAGGGTACTATCTACCTCGCAGACAACTGGTTTAAAATTTCTGAATCCAAGAGTAAAAACGGAAGTTGGGAGAATCGCCCGGGTCGGACAGATCGCGATTTAAGCACTAAGTATAAATTCGGTAGATCGCCGTGAGGGCGGGAGTGATAAGGCCGGCGGAGGCCGGAGGAAAGGAGCCTACGCCATGAAAACAGCATCAGTATTTGCTTTATCTTTTGGTACAGGCCTGCTGATCGTCAGCGCAGGCACGTCCAACATCATCGGCCTGATAGCATCCATCCTGTTGCTTGGATACTCCACGGCGGTGTGCATCAGGCTTGAGCCAAGGAGGCGATAACATCACAGATTTAGAGGCGTTTGACCTAATATTTGCTTGCAATCAAATCCACACCCGCGAGCAGCTCAAAAAGCTGCAATCCCTTACATTAGAGCAAAAGATACAGGCAGCGAAAGTCAGAATCACCGAGTGGTACGAACACTGGCAAGGCAAGGTTTATGTATCGTTTTCAGGCGGCAAGGACAGTACGGTACTGCTGGATATTGCCCGAAGCATTTACCCTGATATTGAGGCGGTGTTTGTGGACACCGGTCTTGAGTACCCGGAAATCAGGCAGTTTGTGAAACAGCACGACAATGTAACAATTCTGCGGCCTAAGATGCGATTTGACGAGGTTATCAAAAAGTATGGGTATCCTGTCATTGGAAAAGAAGTTGCGAATTATGCGTACGAAGGAAGGCGACAACTAAGAAACGGGATTACAGACAGCAACACGCTTAAAAGGCTAAAAGGAGAACTCCTCAAACCGGACGGTACCAAAAGCAAATACAATTGCGAAAAGTACGAGTTTTTGTTAGACGCTCCGTTTGAATCAAGCGGGCATTGCTGCAAGGTTATGAAAAAGCAACCCTTTAACGATTACTCTAAAAAGACTGGAAAACACGGAATAAACGGAACCATGACAGACGAAAGCAGATTAAGGGTGCGCAAATGGTTAAAGTACGGTTGCAACGCCTTTGATGCAAAAGAGCCTCTTGGAGCTCCTATGGCTTTTTGGACAGAGCAAGATGTACTCGCATATCTCAAAATCACAAAAATACCGTACTGCTCCGTTTATGGTGACATCGTTGCATCAGATGGAGAGTGCGATTACGACAACACCCTAATCCCATCAAAGTTGCATTGCACTGGATGCCAACGCACGGGCTGCATGTTTTGCATGTTTGGAGTGCACCTTGAAAAAGAGCCTAATCGCTTCCAGCGCATGAAAATTACGCACCCAAAACAATACGATTACTGTATCAACAAATTAGGGCTTGGCACTGTACTTGACTACATTGGAGTGCCGTATTAAGGAGGCAGTAACATGTACAACCTTGCTATCGCTGCAAGTGCAAGTTGCGTCCTACCTGCCATAAGTTTTGCACCTTGTACAAATATGTAATGGATAAGCAGACTGGCCACGAGATCAACGCAGCCCGCACAGATCGGGTGCTCAAAGCTATAAGGAGGTGAAAACAATGCGTGAACAGCGGCGCTTTATGATCTATGCTCCTGGCGTATACGAATCCTGACTTGCTGAATGCAAGGAAGCAGATCGCGAGGACAATGCAAAAAGCGGGAACCAATCCCGGCTTAAACAATTGAGAGAGCGCAAGAAAAAAGCCGCCAAGCTCTGCAAAGCTTAACGGCCATGGAAAAACAACTTATCTATAAAGTAACAGTCTGAAAGGAGATTGTCAAGTGGAAATCGATTATAAGGAAGTCATCGCCAGACAGGCGCAAAAAATAATCGAGCTTGAGGATAAGCTCGCAGAGTCCAATAAAAAATCTGATCTTTGGTTTGATGAATACCAAAGATTAAGGGTTACCCACGCCCCGCAAGGTGAATCCAATGTCTGACAACGGGCTTGATTTTGCAGAGCGTATGAGAGAGCGGCAGGAACCGCCTGACCCATATATTGACGATGATAAGGAGAATTTTATAAATGAAACTTTACGAAATCAGTGAAACCAGGTTGCACTTTTTGGAGGCTATCGAATCCGGAGAAATCCCGGAAGAAGCTATTTCCGATACGCTGGCTGGCATAGATGGAGAGTTTGACGAAAAAGCGGATGATATTGCTTGCTACATCAAATCGCTGTTGAGCGAAGCGCAGGCCATGAAATCGGAATGCGACACTCTGACGGAACGCGCCGCTGCCAAGAAGCACAAGGCCGACAAACTGACAGAGTACCTCTTCCAGCAGTTTAAATTGTCAGGTAAATCCAAACTGGAAACCGCCCGAAACGTGCTTGCTATCCGTAAAAATCCGCCCTCTGTGCAGATCGAAAATGAGGAATCTTTTGTGGTGTGGGCAAAGGAAAACAACGCTGATTTGCTTACTTTTAAAGACCCTACACCTAACAAAAAAGAGATCAAGAACGCCTTGCAGGGCGGCGCGGAAATACCCGGCGTGAAGCTGGAGCAGGGCGAAAAACTGGCGATTAAGTGAGGTGTTAATCGGTGAGTAAAGCAATTTGCATAGCTGGTGAATCCGGCAGCGGGAAAACGACCTCTATGCGCAATCTTGACCCCAAAAGCACGTTTTACTTTGATTGCGATAAAAAGGGCTTGTCATGGAAAGGTTGGAAATCTCAGTACAATTCCACCAGCAAGAACTATAAGGCTACTAGCGACGCGAAATTTATTGAGGGCGCATTGGTAGGAATCAGTGAAAAAAGCCCTCATATCAAAGTTGTAGTGATCGATACCATAAACGGCATCATGATTGATGACGAGTTTGCCCGCGCCAGAGAAAAAGGGTATGACAAATGGCAGGATTTAGCTACGGCGGTATGGAATCTGGTTAGCCTTGCGAGTACATTGCGAGAAGATTTGACCGTGATTTTCACGGCACATACACAGACCGAGCGTGACGACAGCGGATTTGCTTTTACCCGAATCCGCACCAGCGGAAAAAAGCTGGATAAGATTGTGCTGGAAAGCAAATTTACAACCGTGCTACTCGCAAAGGCCGTGGACGGAAAATACATTTTTGAAACTCATGCCAAAAACAGCACAGCTAAAACCCCACTCGGTGCATTTGAACAGGATGAAATTCCGAACGACATAACCGAAGTTTTGAAAGCATTGGAGGATTATTGATGATTAAAAAACCTGTAGGATACGACGAAGCCCAGGTATACGGAGATTTTGAAAAGCTCCCTCTTGGCGGACATGTTTGCAAGATCAAAACCACTCGAATTGATACTTATGATTGGGGAAATGTCCTTATTCTCGCGTTTGACATTGCAGAGGGAAGCGCATCAGACGGATTTTATCAGCGCAATTTCCAGGCGCAACAGACGGAAAACCGCAAGTGGAAAGGTACTTACCGTATCACAATCCCTGCGGAAAACCCTGCAGACGAAAAAGAAGTAAAGACAGTCAGTATCTTTAAAACTGCTATGAATTGCATCGAAGAATCTAATCCCGGTTATACCTGGAATTGGGACGAATCCAGCCTGAAAGGGAAATTGTTCGGTGGTGTGTTTGGCCGTAAAGAGTACGATTTTCAAGGTCGCCACGGGTTCTATACAGAGTGCCGGTTTATCCGATCTGTGGAGGAAATCAAGAAAGGTGTAGAGATACCGGAAGATAAGCTTTTGAGCGGAGCGCGGCAGCAAAACAACAATGCGGGATATGATGATGTACCACCGCTTACAGATGATGATTTGCCGTTCTAAACGAGGAAGGAGGGCGGGGCAATGATTATTCAAGGGCAGCTAACCGGATTTGATGGGCAAAATCTGAAAATCATTGCTCCGTTTGAAGATGATAGTTTTCTTGTCAGAAAACATATTTCAGAGTGTGAAATTCGGCTGCTTGACGGCAGAACAATCAGCGTGGATCAGCGCAAAAAGATATACGCCACTATGAGAGATATATCCATATGGTCGGGCCACGTTCCAGACGAAATCAAAGCGCTTGCAAAATACGATTTCATAGCTAAGACAGGATGTGAATATTTTTCACTGTCTGACTGTGATATGACAACAGCAAACGAGTTTTTGAGCTATTTGATTGAGTTTTGCATCGAGTGGGATATACCCACACTGGATAGTCTACTTGATCGATCGCCTGATATAGCGCGCTATTTGTATTGCTGCTTGGCAAATAAAAAGTGTGTGTTATGCGGCAAAAAAGCAGATTTGCACCATGTTGATGCAATAGGCGCGGGTCGAGACCGTAAGCAAATAATCCATAAAGGTATGCACGCTTTGTCTCTTTGCCGCAAGCATCACACCGAATTTCATACGATCGGAAAAGACACGTTTTTTGAAAAGTATCATCTATTTGGAATCAAATTGGATGATTATTTGTGCCAGATTTGGAAAGTCAAAGGAGCGTGATACAACTGGAACATAAAACAAGAGGATATTACGCCATTATCCCTGCAAATATCCGGTACGATCAGAATATTACAGCAAATGCAAAACTGCTGTATGGGGAAATTACTGCACTGTGTAACGAGAAAGGCTATTGCTGGGCAACGAACAAATACTTTGCTGATTTATATGGAGCCTCTATTAGAACTGTCCAGATGTGGATTTCTGCACTGGAAGAATTGGGGTACATAAAAACCAGATTAAAAGAAACTGAAACGGGTAGTCAGCGGTATATTTTACTTTCACAAACTTCACCCCCCCATGAAGAAAATTTCACCCCCCCATGCAAAAATTTTCAGGGGGGGGATGAAGAAAATTTCACCCATAATATTACATCTAATAATACAAGTAATAATACACCCCCTATATCCCCCACAGGGGGAAGTGAGCGTTTTGAAAAGTTTTGGAGCGCTTACCCCCGAAAGGTAGGAAAAGGCGCTGCTGAAAAGGCTTTTAAAAAGTACAAGCCTGATGATAGCTTGCTTGATCAGATGCTGTCAGCTATATCAGCTCAAAAGAGATCAGAGCAGTGGCACAAGGAGGGCGGGCAGTTTATCCCTTATCCAGCAACATGGCTTAACCAGCGCCGGTGGGAAGACACGCCGGAGAAAAAAGAAAGTGGGTGGAAACCTCTTTGATACAGACAAATTTTAAGGCAGAGCAGGCTGTGATTGGGGATATACTCCTTGAGCCTGATAAGGTGATGCCGGTAGCGACACAGACTTTATCCCCTGACGATTTTGCAACTGGAGAGTTTAAAACACTCTATAAGGCTTGCGCGGAGCTGTACGCCAATAACAAGCCGATTGATGCAGTAACGGTGATTGCCAAGGCCGGGACAGAATATCAATCCACATTGGTGCTGGCGTGCCAGGAAACGCCTACAATCAGCAATTACGAAAACTACATTGCGATTGTAAAAGAGTCATCACAGCGCCGCAGAGCGTGGAACAACACCGCAAATCTTTTGGATTTGCTAGAAAACGGGAAAATGGAAGAGTGCAGCGAGTTGGTGGCAGACATATCCGAGTGCTTGGCAAACAAAGATTTTTCGGATTCTTTCGACGCAAAAGCTGGATTCATGGATTTTTTGGAAACACGCGACAAGCCGCGGACATATATCCCGACCGGTTTATCCCGGCTGGATAAGCTGGTGTACATTGACCGGGGCGATTACCTTGTGTTTGGCGGCCGCCCATCATCTGGTAAGACCGCATTTACTCTGCAAATGATGATGGCGATGGCCCGTAACAAAAAAGTCGTGTATTTTAGCTTGGAAACCAGCAAAAGCAAAGTGTTTGATCGGCTTATCTCTAACTATACCCGCACAGATTTTAGTGAGATCAAAAAAGGCGAGATCAAAAACTGGGAGCAGATCCTATCGTACTATGACGCCTTTACGGCACTCAATTTTGAGGTGGTAGAGGCGGCAGGCTGGACGGTGGAGCAGATCAAGGCCAAAGCGTTGCAGGCGAGGGCAGAGGTGATCTTTATCGACTACCTGTCGCTGATTACCGCAGCCGGAAAATCAAAACTGGAGCAGGTAACCAATATCTCTATCGGGCTGCACACCATGGCGCAGCAGCACAAAATAGCCGTTGTGGCTCTGTCGCAACTTAACCGTGGCGGCAGCAAAGATATGGATATGACCAGCCTGCGGGAGAGTGGACAGATCGAGCAGGACGCAGATTGCATTTTGCTTTTGCAGTCAACAGATCCCAAAGACCCATGCGCTGATAGAGAGTTGATTATCGCCAAAAACAAAGAGGGTGAGGTCGGAAAGATGATTTTGAGATTTGACGGCCAGCATCAACGCTTTTCGGAGGTGGAGACCAGATATGACTAAATTGGAGGCACTTAAAACAGCCGTGCGCGTTAGAGGGTGCGTGTACGATCTGTCACACGGTAAGCACTTGAGCCGCGCAGAAATCAAATCCGTAGACGAGGATATGACCGCTCTGCTTATCAAACTCCGCGATCTGCCTGACGACGAGGTGACACCATGACGTTTACAATCCCATATCCCCGCACAAAAGCTGGCATGAGCGCCTTTTGCAAAAGGTTTGGATTAAACGCTATTTACAGCGGCAAGCACTGGTCTAAGCGCCGCGAAGATGCGGAGTATTGGCATCTTACCATAAAAGCAGAGTTAATGCGTCAGAACGTGCCGTGCAAGCCTTATGACAAACCTGTGTCAATATCATTTTACTGGAACGACCGGCTTGACATAGACAACCATGCTGTTTTAGGCAAGTACATTTTGGATAGCCTCAAAGGCTATCTGATCCGCGACGATGACCGGCGCTTTGTCAAAGAGGTGCATCACAAGTTTTATGACGGCGATTGCATCACGGTAGAGGTTACCCCGCTGTGATGGAGCGTACAGGCACTTGCTACCACTGTGGTACATCGTATGCAGCCTGTGAGATCAGGCAATGCCCAGCCAAAGGTAAACCTGTCTGCCGGTACTGCTGTCTTAAATGCGGAAAGCATACGGAGCCGGGTATTGGGGTTGGGTGCGAGCTGATAAAAACTAAAAACAGGAGTAAATCCAATGACATATGATGATTTTTTGAGATCAAAAAGGCTGATAATCCCGCCTGCTGGTTTTGAGCCTTATCCAATCACCGGCCCACATTTTGAGTGGCAAAAAGACATTGACCGCTGGGCCGTGCGTAAAGGCAAGGCGGCACTGTTTGAGGATTGCGGGCTTGGCAAAACGCTGCAACAGCTAGAGTTTGGGCGGCAGGTGCATGAGCACACAAACAAGCTGGTGCTAATTGTTGCCCCTCTGGCCGTCGCACAGCAGACAAAGCGCGAGGGCGTAAAGTTTGGTTACCAAGTCAATGTTTGCCGCTCACAGGCCGATGCGGTGCCCGGAATCAATATTACAAATTATGAAATGCTTTCGCATTTTGATGCAGGGGCGTTCAGCGGCGTGGTTTTGGATGAAAGCTCAATCCTCAAATCTTACGCCGGAAAGATCAAGCAGCAGATTGTTGATATGTTTCGGGCTACGCCTTATAAGCTGGCTTGCACCGCTACACCGGCCCCGAATGATTTTATGGAGCTTGGAAATCATGCAGAGTTTTTAGGCATCATGAGCCGGTCGGAGATGCTCTCAACGTTTTTTGTACATGATGGAGGATCCACGCAAAGCTGGAGGCTCAAAGGCCACGCGCAGGATGATTTTTGGAGATGGGTAGCGTCGTGGGCCGTGGTGCTGTCAAACCCTGTTGATTTAGGGTATGACGGAGAGGCATACAACCTGCCGCCGCTGAACGTGATAGAGCATATCGTCAAAACTGATGTAAAATGCGACGCTTACGGGCAGGAGATGCTTTTTGCTCCATCCGTGCAAACCCTGAACGACCGACGCGCAGCTCGCCGCGAAAGCTTGATCGAGCGCGTAAAAAGATGTGCTGAAATCGCAAACAGCACGGATAAGCAGGTGCTTGTTTGGTGCGATCTTAACGACGAGAGTCGGGAGTTGACTAAGGCAATCAAAGGCGCGGTAGAGGTTACCGGCAGCGATACAGACGATCACAAGGCGGATGCAATGATGGGGTTTTCGAGCGGTGATGTTAGAGTGCTAGTCAGCAAGCCAAAAATCGCGGGATGGGGCATGAACTGGCAAAACTGCGATACGGAGATATTCTGCGGGCTGTCGGATAGTTTTGAGGCATATTATCAGGCGGTGCGCCGGTGCTGGCGCTTCGGGCAGAAAAATCCCGTTGATGTGCATATTGTGACCAGCGAGGCCGAGGGGGCCGTGAAAGCCAACATAGAGCGTAAACAAGCTGATGCACTCCGCATGGCATCTGAAATGGTCAAGTACACAAAGGATATTTTGAGGGCTGATGTTCGCGGAACGGTGCGGCAGCAGGAAAGCTATATTGCTACCGAAAAAATGATATTGCCATCATGGTTAGGAGGTATCGCATCTTGAATGTAAAAAACCAGTGCATAGGTAAAAGTTTTGCCCTGTATAACGGAGATTGTGTGGAAGTGCTGAAAGGCATACCGGACAACTCTATCCACGGCATGGGCTTTTCTCCGCCGTTTGCCAGCCTGTACACATATTCTGCATCAGATCGAGATATGGGGAACGCCCGCACAAATGACGAGTTTATGCAAAACTTTAAATTTGCGGTGTCAGAGCTTTACAGAACACTGATGCCGGGGCGGATATTATGGTGCCATTGCATGGACATTCCGGCCATGAAAGAGCGGGACGGGTTTATTGGTCTGCAAGATTTACCCGGGGAACTGATAAAGCTTTTTGAATTAGCCGGGTTTATTTATCACTCGCGTGTTGTGATCTGGAAAGACCCGCTCACAGAAGCCACCAGAACCAAAGCGCTCGGCCTGATGCACAAGCAGATTGTGAAAGATTCGTCCATGTGCCGGCAGGGACTACCTGATTATCTGATCGTCATGCGTAAGCCAGGGAATAACCCGGAGCCAGTAGCGCACAAAAACGGCTTTGAATCTTATATTGGTGAGGATAAGCCAGCAGGTAAAACGGTATTTTCACATGAGGTGTGGCGGAGATACGCATCCCCTGTGTGGATGGATATTCGGCAATCTCGCACACTCAACCGGGAGCCGGCACGGGAAGAAAAGGACGAAAAGCACATATGCCCATTGCAGCTTGATGTGATTGATCGGGCGCTGGAGCTGTGGACAAACCCCGGGGATACATTTTTGTCACCTTTTGCAGGTATCGGATCAGAAGTGAGGGAAGCCGTAAGCATGGGGAGAAATGCGATCGGGGTTGAGCTAAAAGAAAGTTATTACAATCAGGCTGTGCTGAATTGCAAGCAGGCGGAACTGGAATGCGAGCAGCCGAGTTTATTTGAGGTGACAACATGAGAAATATCCAGCACGCCAACAAGCAGCAAACCGCCTACCGTGCCAATCGGAAAGCTCTGAACAATTTTGGAAAGTGCAAAGATAGGAGCAAGGCAGGCAAACGAAAGAAAAATAAATAAGTCATAGGTAAGCTTTTAAAGGCGCGCCGCCTCCATGACGATGGAGGGACTATGATGAAAATTTTAGTAGCCTGCGAAGAATCGCAGGCAGTAACAATCGAACTTAGGAAGTTAGGCCACGAAGCCTATTCCTGCGACATTATTCCGTGCAGTGGAGGACACCCGGAATGGCACTTACAGGTTGACGCGCTGGAACTTATGAAAATGCGCTGGGATATGATTATTGCATTTCCTCCATGTACTTATTTAAGCAATGCCGGAGCAAAGCACCTTTTTAGGGGTGGAAGTCTTAACCAAGAACGGTACCAGAAAGGGCTTGAAGCAAAAGAGTTTTTTCTTTCTTTTTTAAATGCGGATTGCCCGCGAATCGCAGTAGAAAATCCTATATCAAGCCGAATCTTTGAAATGCCGCAACACACGCAGGAAATTCAGCCGTGGCAGTTTGGCCACCCGGTGCAAAAGAAAACGCGGCTTTGGCTTAAAGGATTGCCTTTGCTTAAACCCACCAAAATAGTAGATTACCATTGCGGATGCCATGAGGCCGGAACATGGTTTATGAAGGGTGGAAAAGATCGGCAGAGAAACAGAGCCAAAACTTTCCCGGGTGTTGCCAGCGCTATGGCGCAACAGTGGGCAGGGGAAGCAGAACCGCCTATTAGCGGAAAGGAGAATAACGATGGATGAATTAAAACCGTGCAGCCGCCGCGCTATGTGGAACGCTGTGACAGAACTTGAAGATATGGCGCTGCACCAGAGCGTAAAGAAACGCTTATCCGCTGAAACGTTGGCAATTGCGATAGCTGCAATCAACGAAAAAGCGACACGGAACCGCCGTCCCGCCCCGGAAAACAATCCGCTGACGCTTGAAGAAATTGCAACAGCTATACAGATAGTTTGCGAAAATAACGGTTGCCCTCCAGATAAAGATTGCACATTGGGACAGGATTGCAATAATTGCATAAAAGAATGGCTTGCGGGCGTAGGCAAGCCTGAACAGGAGGAAAAGTGATGGATATTCAAGAAGCAATTTCGGAATTTAAAATGGAGAATGCTCTTTTAGGCGTGAGGAATCCCGTGAAAGTTAGTCGAAATGAGTTGGCAATCTCCGCTTTGCAGGAGCAGGCAGAGAGGGAAAAAGGGTGCGAATACTGCGAAAACGAGATTTACATGAAACATCCAAGCGTCGCAGAAGTACCGTGGGGAGTTGCCGCAAAATTTTGCCCCATGTGCGGCCGGAGGCTGAAATGATGGAGATTGACGCATGGATAGACGGCTATAAAGTCCGCTCTTTTCCTTGGATTGACGGGAAAACCATTTATTTTAACGTACAGTGTTACCGACCCGGTCAATCTCTCTCACAGCCGCCCGCATGGGATAAAACAGTATACATCACAAATGATGCCGCAGGCCGTGATATGGTAGAAAATCTGATGGCATCGCTCACGGAATACGTTGCCAATATGACAATACCGGCCGGGAGAAAAATAATACTAACCGCTGAAAGGAGCCTGAAAATCTAATGGACGCTAAATATCTTGCAGAGATCAAGGCACGGGAGCAGGGAGCTGCACAGGGGCCGTGGAAAGTTGGAATATCTGCTCTGATAACAGACGCATACGGGCATGCGCTGTTTTTTGGAGAGGACGCAAAAGGTAACGCTGATTTTATCGCCCACGCCCGCACCGATATCCCCGCCCTGATTTCAGAGGTGGAACGGCTTAATGTGATTGCAGAGCAACGCTATCAACTTTATGACGGTGCTCTTACTACAATCGCCACGCTGGAAAAGGCGCTGGAGCTGGCATCGAAGTTTATTGTTGAATACGGGCGAGTTGATCAATTCCTTTGTGACGATATACCGGATCCCATTCACTTAAAGCACCAACCGAAAAATAATGGTGATTATGCAAACAGGCCTTGCATCAAGTGCGTGCAGGAGTATTTCACGCTGTTGGGAGCAGTTGAATAATAAAGATTTTAACCGTATCGAATTCGATACCTTTAAATCAGTCATATCATTTACAGATGGCTCGGACGACTATATTTCATTAACCGATCTCGCCAAGTATCGCAATGCTGATGAGCCTAAGATAGTAATTGCTAATTGGATGCGCAATCGAAATACAATAGAGTTTTTAGGTCTAGGGCTCAGGAACAGGAGGAAAGGATGATACACCATGAATAACCTACTTCAAACCCTCCAAACCACATACCAGCAAAACCCAGCATCTGCCCTCTCTCTGCTGCCTGATTTGTTTCAGGCGGTGGAGGATGGGGAAGTTATAGAAATAAAATACCCATTAGGGACTCCAGTCACGGTAGATTGTGGGGGAGAAAAATATACCGGAAGAATAGAAAGCTATCAATATCGAGTTGATGATAAAAAGCCTTTGATTATAATTTATTTTTACCACAACGGGCATTCATATCAATCCCATTTGGCCCGGGAAGATGATTTCGGAAAATCTGTATTTCTTACCCGCGAAGCTACTGAACAGGCACTAAAGGAGCGTGACACATGATCTTATCAGGCCAAGAAATATATCGTAAGCTTGGTTCCAGCATCATCATAGAGCCATTTAAGCCGTCAAGGCTCAATCCCAACAGCTACAATCTCACCCTACACAATGAGCTGATGGTATACGACGATCCACTACTCGATATGAGCAAGCCTAACAAAGCCAGCATAATCACAATACCAGAGCATGGGTTATTACTACAGCCCGGCAAGCTGTACTTAGGGCGCACAGCAGAGTACACCAAGACAGACGGCTTTGTTCCCATGCTAGAGGGGCGGTCAAGTGTAGGCCGCCTTGGGATGTGCATACACGCAACGGCTGGATTCGGGGATGTGGGATTCGCGGGGTATTGGACGCTGGAAATATTCGTGGTGCAGCCGCTGATTATTTACCCCGGCGTGGAGATATGCCAGATTTATTACCACACGCTAGATGGTGATTACACCCCGTATCGCAGCGGGAAGTACCAGAACAATACGGGGATACAGGCAAGCATGATGTATCGAGACTTTGAAAGGAGTAAAAACAATGCGTGAATATTTGTTTCGTGGAAAGCGATTAGATAACGGTGAGTGGGTTGAGGGAAGTTTACTTACATGCACCAGAATAAATAAAGGCAAGGTATATATTTGCCCGGAAACCAACGTTTGCGAAGTTAACATGGAAGATGAAGGTAAAATAATCGATGTTGGTCTCAATTTTGGATGCTGGTATGAGGTAGACCCCGAAACCGTAGGGCAGTTTACCGGGCTGACGGATAAAAACGGCAGGAAGATTTTTGAGGGGGATGTCCTTAGTTGGGTGGATTGGAAAGGCATTAAAAGGTCATCGTGTGTCCAATACGATGCAGAATGGAACAGGTTTTGTGTTAGATTAAGCGGAGCAGAAAGCATTGGGGTTAACAGACACTTATCTAGCGATATTGAAGTGATCGGAAACCGCTGGGATAATCCCGAACTGCTGGAGGGCGTATGAACATAGGAGATAAACAGCGCGCCCGCTGCTATGATGGAGAGACGCGCACCGGCGTGGTGGTGTATATGCACCCAGGGCAGATATATTACGTGATGGAGTTTAATGGAAAGGCGGGCGGAAAATGGCGTGAATCTTTCTTTTTTGACCGCAGTGCTGATTTTGATGATCCTCGGGTCAAAAACAAAGGCAGATGGTTTACGCCAGAGGAAGATGCGCAGATCATGGCTGCAAATGGTTTAAAGGCTCTCTCAATTAAGATGGGGCGTGATCTTAATTTGCTCTGTTCTCGCCGCCGCAAGTTGAGAGAAAAGGCCAAAAAGATTGGAGGTTGTGCATGACCAACAAGGACATACTGGAGCAGTACACGGCGGTCTTAGCTGAGTGCAGAACGCTGGAAAAAGAACTCTCTGGATTGCGAGATAAGGGTCTGGAATACGTTACCGATGCTGTAAGCGGTTGCCCGGATTATCCTCCATACGGAGTGCGATCTATTCAGATTGCAGGGATAGCACAAGACCCTAAGATCAAGCGTAGAGTTAATCAACTCGAAGAATTGCTTGACGCGCAGCGGATTAGAGCAATAGACGTTCGTATAAAAGCGGAAAAGATAATTTTTAATGCTTGGGATGCTACCATTCGGACGGCATTGCGATATAAATACATCAAAGGGATGGAATGGCAAGAGGTTGCAGATCGAATGACAGAAGAGAGTGACGGCAAGATTTATACCGAGGCTAGTATTAAGATGCGCTGCAAAAGATATTTAGAAAAATCCTGAAATGTTACACATGTTACTTTATATTGTGATAAAATAAGAATGTAGAGTTATACCTACACAACATCTAGCCTTTTTACACCTCCTTTCTATACGCGCCCCGATGGTATGGCACTTTGGGGCGCAATATGCGGCAAAGAGTGCATGAGCTTGTCGCCGCTCCTTTCTCCGCCTGCCCGGGGCGGTAATACCGGGCCATTCTCCTTTTAACGCCGCCGGTGATGACGACGGCGCACATATTGTATAGTTTGGACGGCGGTTTGGTATCAATGAGATATTGGCCGCCGTCACATATGCGATAGCCATGACGGCGAAATGAAGCGTTGGTACTAGTGCAACAGCGCAGAGTAAATCAGGCTCACTACCTGATTATCGCACCACAACGCAAATCACTTGCGTGGAATTACTGGCAGCCGGGAAAGACCGGCAACATAAGGGCGAATGTTCCAAGGTTGGCGAATCAGTCTCCAAAACTGATTGAGGTGGGTTCGATTCCATACCGTCCTTGCCAATTGGCAAAGCTGACAGCGTACAGGGGTGAAAATCCCGTCAGTGGCCCCCAAGATGCTGTGGGAAGCGTATCGGCGCTAGGAATAGCGCGGCGACAGAATATTCCGGGAGAAACCACACACGGAGCAGCGGGGCGGTATCTGCTCAACGCACAACTCTAAACGGAATCACCAAACGGAGTATAAACAAGTGGGGTAACGGTGGAAACCCGGCATAGATGAGGCGTGACCTCAAAACAAATGGTTATCGGTGGCGGAATAGGTAGACGCTACGTGGGTATGCAATGATGGAAACATCCTCCAGCACCGTACCGACGCGAGAGCACGTATTAAGTGCGTACGAGTGGATGATAACAGTAATACGCATAATCGTGTTGGGCGCGAACAAATATCGGTTAACATTGTTATGCAAGGTGCAAATCCTTGCCCGATAACCAAACAAAATCAAGCGCTTACCTTAGGGTGGGCGCTTTTCTCATATCAAAAAAGGAAGTGAAGAGTTTTGACAACAATCAAAGTCAACCTACCGAAAGAACTAAAAGAATGCGAAATACATGTTTTTGCTGATCTCCATATGGGTGACGCTCAATGTGATTACAGACTCATTAAAGAGCGGGTTGATTATGTTGCTAAAACTCAGAATGCCTTTGCCATATTAAATGGCGATCTGATGAACAATGCCACAAAGACATCAATATCTGATTCATACGCCGAATTGCTTACGCCGATGCAGCAGCTTACAAAAGTTATGGACGTGCTTACACCTATCAAAGGTAAGGTGCTGGCAATCAATGACGGCAACCATGAGCGCAGAACGCACAACAAAGAGGGCATAAATCTGACGGAATTGATAGCGAGAGAACTAGGAGTTTCCGATAGATATTCTGCCGGGGCTTCTCTTTTATTTCTGCACGTTGGCGAGGATAGCGAATATAAATCGCGTGGCCGGCAGATTCAGTACAGATTATTCAGTAATCACGGGTCAGGTGGCGGACGCAAAGAGGGGGCCAAAGCTATTCGATTGGCTGATATGGCAAGCATAGTCGATGCTGATGTTTATATACATTCACATACTCATTTGCCAATGGTGATGAAAGAGGGCTTCTACAGGCCGTCAGATAGCAATGCAAGTGTGAGATACTGCACAAGGCTATTTGTTAATACAGCAGCTACGCTAAATTATGGCGGATACGGTGAGCAAGGAGAGTTTAAACCAAATAGCACGGACACGCCTGTAATCTATTTGAGCGGCGTAGAAAAGAGAGCTGATGCACGGTTATGATTTGCGATAGATGCACAAATAGCAGAAAGATACATACCGGAGTGCCATCCTGCTTCCTGCCTCATTGCAATAAAGACCCGGAGGTATTACTTGCACGGCTGCGGGAGCTTTCGGGTACAAATGATAGGGGCGCAGAGTGGCGGATGATTGTGCAGGAGATAAGGAGGCGGAACGGTGGCTGAGCAAAAGATTTATAGCGCATTTGACACTTGTGTTTGCACGGAGAACGATGATGTACGCACAGGGTCTTTGGGAAAAGTTTAAGGACAAATGACAGAGCGATATATCCGCCAGCTGATAGCAACGGGCCACATTCATGAGTTTTATGTATCGCCAGAGTGGCGCAAGCTGCGGCGGGAAGTATTGGCGCAGGACAAGAACGAGTGCCAGATATGCAAGAGCAAAGGCAGATACACGCGAGCCAACCATGTGCATCATGTAAACTATGTGCGGCTGCATCCAGAGCTGGCATTGAGCAAGATATATGTGGACGGCAAGGGGCAGGCCAAGCGAAATCTTATCAGTGTTTGCCACAACTGCCATGAGACGGTGTGCCATCCTGAGAGATTGAGAAAAGCAAAGCCTGAACCATGGGCGGAAGATTGGAGTTGAGAATTATGAGATACACATGCATCAAAAAGGAATATCCGCAGTTCTCAAAGGATTGCAAAGAGTGCTCAGAATATAATCCTTGCGTAAATGGCGGCAAGTATTGCTTTGTTGGCGCTATGGAAAACGAACGCATGATTCCTGATGCCGCTGCTCCACTTACGCAAGACGCTGCGGCTCCGATCATGGTAAAGCACGATTACCGAGATGTGAAGATAGCAGAGAATACGACCGTCACCATTGATCTAGAAGAGATAAAAGAGAATATGCGAAAACAGATTTATGGTGACGCGTTTGACGTTTTTCGGAGTGCGACCTGATTACTAATGACTGGAGTTGAGAACATGAGTGACAAGAAAGTATTTTATTACTGCGACAGGAAAGCGTGCGAGTCGTGCAACAATCCAGATCATAAACCTGATGGATGTAACCACACCTCTGATATTAATCATGCCGCGAATTTTGCGAGAGATCATGACAGCATGACCGAAAGCATAGCAAAGTCGTTTGGTATTCCTCCTGCTGTGTTTGGGTTTATGTTTGGGAACGAGGATTATAAAAAGCAATTTGACGCTTATTTGGATTCGTTTACGGTACACCCCCGGTCAAAATAAAACGCATTTTAATTTCAAATGGCGTTACTCGGGTGGGTTCAAGACAAATGATATTTGCCTCGCACACATAACGGAGGGGGGTGGTGAAAGTGGTTAGTGTGGAAACACAAGAATATCTCAACTCAGACCTTTACACAGAAATCAAAACCGATCTGCTTGATCAGCTCGACCGCAACGGCACAACGGGCAAATATTACGTTGATCTGGTATCTGATTACATGGATTTATGGATTACAAAATGTCTGCTGGTGGAGGATATCCAAGAGCGCGGTGTCAGCGTAGAGTATGATAACGGCGGTGGCCAGAAAGGCCGAAAGAAAAACGATAGCGTTGAGCAACGGATCAAGGTGAACGCCCAAATGCTGAAACTGCTGTCTGAATTGGGAATCAAGCCAACGCAGACGGGCGGTGATGGAGATGACGAAATGTAAGTACATAGATGACTATATGCAGGGAATACGCTCAGGCGAAATCAAAGCATCTAAGCGACTGCATAAGGCTATGGATTACATTGACCGTAAATTGTCCCCTCCTGCCGATGTGCGGATTGACACTGATAAAACCGAAAAAGCGATTGAACTCATTGAACGCTACTTTGAAATGACGCTCCTGCCATGGGAGCGTTTTATTATTGCCTTAGTGCATTGCTACTACCGGCAGAATGACACAGTGGTATTTGATGAGTTTTTTATCATGATGGGCCGTGGCAACGGAAAGAACGGTTTTATTTCCGGTCTTGCTTGGTATCTCACCACAAAGTATCACGGTGTAAAAGGCTATAACGTAGATATTATTGCCAACAGCCAAGACCAGGCTGAGACCTCTTTTAACGACATTTACACGATGCTTGAAGATACATGGGCCAAGTCCAAGAGGTTTTTTTACAAATCCAAGGAGATTATCCAAAACCTTAATACCCGGTCATATATCAAATACAACACGTCCAACGCTCGCACAAAAGACGGCAAGCGTTCGGCGTGTTTAATTTTTGATGAAGAACATGAGTATGAAAATTCAAAAACCATCGGCGTGTTTCAGTCGGGTTTTGGCAAGCGAAAGCACAGCCGAATTTTTAAAATCACCACCAACGGATATGTCCGTGACGGTGTGCTCGATGATGATTTACGGCTGTCTGATGATGTGCTTGATGGGATAATACCCAACAGCGGCCTCTGCCCTTTGATTTATGAAATGAACTCGTTTGAGGAATGCGACGATCCTGATTTGTGGGAACAGGCTTGCCCCTCTATCAATTACTTTCCAGAGCTTAAAAAGCAGATGGATAAGGAGTTTATAGAAAAGGCTTATAAAAATCAGGTGCGGTTGGATTTTTACACCAAGCGTATGAATCTCCCCATGAGCGGTGAAGAAACGCCGGTCACCGATGAAGAAAATGTACAGGCTACCAATAAGCCTATACCTGATTTGACTGGAAAAAACTGTGTTGCCAGTATCGACTATGCGACAATCAATGACTTTGCCAGCGCAAACCTGCATTTTAAAGTTGATGGAGTGAGGTATGATATCAATCACTCCTGGCTGTGCCTACGCTCAAAGGATTTGAACAGGTTGAAAATACCGTGGGAAGATTGGGCGGAAAGAGGTTGGTTGACTCTGGTTGATGAAAAGGAAATAAACCCTGATTTGATAGCGGACTGGATAGCGGAGCAGGCACAAAAGTACAACATTAAAAGGCTGGCACTGGATAATAACCGGTACGCTTTAGTTACTCGATCTTTGCGCAACATCGGGTTTGACCGTGACGTTTACAAAAATGTTGTTTGCGTCCGGCCTAATGATATCTCTAAAGCAATTCCGGTAATCGAAAGCGCGTTTACCAACCAATCGTTTGCGTGGGGAGATTATCCTCCGCTGCGCTGGGCAGTGCGCAATACCAAAAAAGAAACGCATGGAAAAAAAGAGGGAACAGACACCGGCAATTTTTTCTATGCGAAAATTGAATCAAAGAGTCGAAAAACCGATCCTTGGATGGCGGTAGTGCATGGAATGTGTATTGAAAACGAGCTGGATGATGGTGCGGAAGTCATTTGCGACGACCTACCGGCATTCACATGGTAAGGAGGTGATTGATTGGGCCTAATATCTTGGTTGTCTCAAAAGCTGAACGGAGGAATGGTAAACGTCAGCGGCAGCGGATGGTGTAGCGATGAAACACTTGCTGAACTGTACACAGAAGCCTGCTATCGAGACTTGGCTTTATGGACAGGCATTGATCTGATAGCAAAATCAATCAGCAAGTGCGAGTTCAAAACTTTTATCAAAGGCAAAGAGGACAAAAATAATCCGGAATGGTATCGGTGGAATATCGAGCCAAATAAGAACCAAAACAGCAGTGCGTTCTTGCGAAAACTTGTTGCCACTTTGTTTTTTACAGACGAATGTTTGGTCGTTGAAAGCGGAGGGCAGTTGCTTGTTGCAGACAGCTTTCAGCGCACACCATATGCGTTATATGATGATGTGTTTGAGGGAGTTACCGTCGGAAACTTACAGTTCCAGCGAAAGTTTTATGGTAATGAAGTTTTGTACTGGAATTTGAAAAGTCTTGGTGATGAAAGGTCTATCCAGTCTGTTGTACGCTGCGTAGCGGAGTCATACGCTAAGTTGTTGGCATACGGAATGAAATCTTATCAAACGTCGCGCGGAAATAAAGCGTTGTTTAAATATGAAGCTATTCCCCCGCACGTCGCGAAAGAAGATGCTAACAAATGGCTACAAGGCCAGATTGAAAAATACGGAAAGTTTTTATCTGCTGATGGCGGAGTTGCTACCGTTGGCAAGGGTTTATCTCTGGATGCTTTTGACCGTAAATCCACATACAGCAACGAAACTACCCGTGACATCCGCGCAATGATCGATGATATATCTGATTTTACCGCCAAGGCATTCGGAATCCCTCCCGCACTGCTACGCGGTGACGTGCAAGGCATATCGGATGCGCTTGACCAGTTTTTAACTTTTTGCATCGACCCATTAGCAGATATGCTTCGCGAAGAGATTGTCCGAAAGACCATAGGGCAGGCAGGGATTGCAAAAGGATATGACCTAATTATCGATACCAGCGCGGTGAAGCATATTGATGTTTTAAGCTCGGCAAATAACATTGACAAGCTTATCGGATCAGGCGTGTTCTGCGTCAACGACATTTTGAAATTGCTTGGATCGCCGATCATAGATGAGCCTTGGGCTTGGAGGCATTTTGTGACAAGAAATTATATGACTTTTGAAGAGGCAATGAAGCAAATGGGAGGGGGTGATTAGTTGAAAAAGTATTATTCTCTGGCGACGGCAGGCCGGGAAGCCGACCTTTATATCTTTGGCGATATTGTAGATGCGTTTGAAACTGGATTAAATCAGGCGTGGGGGCTGGACGGCCTCGGCGAAGTATCCGGGCTGTCAATTGCAAATGAGATTAAAGGCCTTGATGTGGATACAATCAACGTCCATATCAATAGTTGCGGGGGCTACACATCTGAGGGATTGGCAATTTACAACACGCTGAAAAGCCACCCGGCAAGAGTTGTGACATACTGCGACGGATTTGCTTGCTCTGCGGCATCAATTGTATTTATGGCAGGCGACGAACGTGTGATGAGCGCTGCATCTGTGCTGATGATCCATAACGCGTGGAATCAGGCTACCGGAAACGCGGCACAACTCAGGCAGTACGCCGAAACGCTGGAAAAAATCTCTCAGGCTGCCGGCAACGCTTACGCCGAAAAGGTCACAATCAGCCGTGAAGAACTTGATGCTATGCTGGACGGCGAAAATCACGAGGGCACATGGATTTTGCCAGATGAAGCCGTAAGCATGGGGTTTGCTACATCTGTATCATCTGAGCAGACAAGCAATATTGCCAATCAAAGCGCCATGGGCATGATTTTGCAAAAAGTAACAGCGAAACCATCAGCGAATTTATCTGCAAACATCCATGTCGATGCGGAAAAAGTGGCTGAGATCGTTATGCAAAAGATCACAGAGGCCGTACAAAAGGAATCCACTCCCCCAACAGCAAACAATCTAACGAATTTTTTGGCCGCCCTACAGGGCAGGAAGGAATGATTAAATGAAAAATCTTGTTATTGATCAGGAACAGAAAACCGGAATTTTGCAGCGCATGAGCACTGCTATCCAGAGCAACGATACCGAATCGTTTTCTCAGGCTTGGACAGACCTTGCGGAAACTATCCAGTCTGCGGTGCTAGAGGAATCCAAAGAGATAATCGCATCCAATGATACGGCTGTACTGGCTCAGCGCGGAGTGCGCCAGCTGACCAACGAGGAAAACAAGTACTACAGCAAGGTGATTGAAGCTATGAGGGGTAAAGATCCCAAGCAGGCAATCACCCTGATTGATGATGTGATGCCTAAAACGGTTATCGATGAGGTGTTTAAATATCTCACCGAAAGCCACCCGCTGCTTGACGCGATCACGTTCCAAAATACCGGCGCAATTGTGCAGTGGATCATGTCCACCTCTTCCGGCGTTGCTGGATGGGGCGAACTGTGCAGCACCATTGACGATGAGCTGTCTGGCGCGTTTAGCGTTATCGAGCTTGGCAAATACAAGCTGTCTGCTTTTATCCCTGTGTGCCAAGCTATGCTTGACCTCGGCCCGGTGTGGTTGGATAGCTATGTACGAACTTTGCTGTCTGAGGCGCTTGCTGTTGCTTTGGAGGCAGCTATTGTTGATGGTGATGGCAACGGGAAACCCATTGGTATGACCCGCGCGCTGACCGGCGCTGTGGACGGCGTATACCCGCAGAAAACCGCTGTTGCGATTACCGCACTTGATACTACCACATACGGAACGCTGCTCAATACATTGTCTCAGGCGCCCAACAACAAGCGCCGTGCGATTTCCTCCGTGCTGCTTGTCGTAAACCCGGCAGATTATTTTACAAAGGTGTTCCCGGCAACTACGCCCCGCACCACAGACGGTGGTTTCAGCTACGGTGTGTTCCCGTTCCCGACTACTGTTGTACAGTCCTCGGCTGTACCTTCCGGTAAGGCTGTGATGGGCCTTGCGGATCGCTACTTTATGGGCTTGGGAACCGGAACTGCCAAGGGCGGAAAGATCGAGTACAGCGATGAGTACAAATTCCTCGAAGATCAGAGGGTTTACAAAATCAAGCTGTATGGTAACGGTCGCCCGATGGACGAAAACGCATTTATCTTGCTGGATATCACCGGGCTTGTGCCTTATGTGCAGCAGGTGTTTGTGGCCAACGCCGCAGAATTTCCCGGCGGGACTACACCGGAGGGTTAATAAATGAAAGTAAGAGCCTTAAAAGACTTCCGGGACAAGTACACAAAGGAATTGTATAAAAAGGGCTCTGTGTTTGAGG